TAATCAAGCACCGGTAGACCGGTAGAAGCCGCGATAATCCGACACCGTGATGCCAAACTCTTCGCGTACCAGCAGCTCAACACCGTCAGGATCGCGGCGTTCGATCGTGGTGATCGTCGGGCCCGGCTCGCCTTCGAGATAGCCGTATTCCAGCATCTCAATACGATTCGGACTGGCGGCCATGTACCACAGCGCAGAGCTGCGGGTTTCAAGCCGGTTCTCAACGATCAGCTGCATTCCGCCAGCGAACGGATTAGGGCCACTGTTGCCAGTCAGTGCAGCAGGGGCATAGCCAGCAGGGAACAGGAACTGCAGAGCAGTCGTCTCAATGCTGGTAGGCACCATCAGGAATGCCGGGGCGAGGTTGAGCTCGTTGCCAGCAATGTCCTTCTGCTTGCGCATCTTCACCTTGCCGGTGTTGATGCTGTCGATGCCGATCACCCCAGTGCCGGTGTTGTTGTGCGATGCGTCAAACAGCGCTACGCCATCAATACCAACCAGTGCCCCGCCGCCATTGGCGCCAGAGTTGCTGCCGGCAGTAATCAGGCCCCACGCTTGGTTTGACTCCATCAGCCGACAACCGCGGCCCAGTAGCATCGGTGCACGATCCAGGGCGTTCAGATCATCGTTGATCAGCGCCTGCCGGCTAACCAACAGCTTCCGGGTAAAGGTCTGCAGATGCCAAGTCGCCTTTGCTTCGACCATGGTGCCGGCGGTGTATTCACCACCTTCCAGGGTCAGTTCGGGCACCACCTGTCCCTGCAGCTGCAGGTTGGTGGCATTCTTGAAGTCGGGCAGGTCGCGGCGAACACCCAGCGGCTGCCAGGTCTGCGGCTCTTCCTCGTAACCCTGCAGCAGGCGCTTGCCGGCTACATTGGAGAAAATCTCAGGAAAGTCGCTGGTGCTGTGAAACGCACGATCGATCAGCCGGTTTTTTGACATGCCATCGGTATTGACACCGTTGGCCTCCAGCCACATCCGACCCATCTCCAGGATCGACCGACCGATGAACCTCCGGCCATTATCGGTGGGTTTTTGAATCGCATGGCAGCGATACTCCAGGCAGTCCTGGAAGCCGCGCATCAGATCATCGCCAGAGTCACGGGTGACCGCAATGCGGGCCGGATGGCCAGCGTGAGCTGGGGATTCGGTTTCAGTACGCTGCCGCACTTCACGCACCACTGCAGTAAGAGCTTCAATTTCGGTGCCGTGATCCCTCAGGATTCGCTGAACAGTGGGCTCGTCCAGCTTGGCCTCGCTGGCAGCGCGGCGGACGGTCAGCTCCAGCTTGAGGGCTGAGGCAGATCGGGCCACTTCACCATTGGGATCAGCGGTCACCTGGGCAGGGGCCGCAGGCGCGGCAGGCTCAGCGATCGCCTGGGCAGGGGGCACAGGCGCAGCCGGCTCAACAGATCGAGCGACATCAGCAACTGCAGTTGCTGAGGTGGCAGCAGGTTCTTGAGCTTGAGTGTTCACCGGGTCGCCCCCGGCCTTCAAATCATCAGACATCGGGGGATCTCCCACAGAGTTGGCGCCGCGCATCACGGCGTGCGTGTCCTGGCCCCTAGGGACCAGGCTGACCAGTGTTGGCTCCCAATCGGTTGCCCTCATTGGTTCGTTAGATCCGCCTTCGCGGACCTCGTAAACACGAGCATCAACACTGAATCGCGCTGATCCCGTTCGCATCCGTGGCACTGCGATCGCCACGGCTTGCTCTGGACCGTCAACCACAATCCGACCGATCAGCTGATTCGAGCCATCGGCAGCTCGCTCCAGTTTCAGATCCGTCACCGCACCCCAGATTGCATCGGACGTGCGCTTGTGGTCATAGTCCATCGGTAGCGGGCGAGCCGGCCACCTGATCGCTTCTGCCGTATGCAGAAGTTGGAACCCATCACCAACGTCGCGATCAGAGCTGATCACGATTTCAGCCGAGCGAGTTTCCTCGTCCCAGCTGTTTGGCGCCATAAGCGCCATGCGTTGGATGGTTTGCTGTTCCATGCTCGAAGTCTATGGAGCTTGGCCGGCTAGACCTCCAGCCATTGGCTGGCGACTATTTAGGTCGGTGCTCAACACCAGGCCAGCCGCTCGCGCTCGCTCCATGTCCTGGCCTAGCTCCTGTATAACCACCTCTGGGACGTAACCCAGCATCCGGTGAAGCTCCGACAGGCTCATCATCCCCGCCTGAATCGCCTTTACATACGCCGGAATCTCCCGCGCCGGATCCGTCAGCCATGCAATGGGTGGGGTCCACTCAAAACGCGCAGTCCCACGCCCTTGATTGCTAATTGCTGCAGCCTCTCGATACCACCTGCCCAGTGGCTCCAGAAACTGTGGAATCATGATTGACCACCGCCAACGCGCAACAGCACGCCTCATTTCCATCCACCCCATCCGGCCACTTGAAAAGTTTACATTCCCTAAGTCACCCGTCAGCGCTTCGTAAGTGATCTCATACGCTTGCGCAATGCTTAATAGGTGATACTTCTGTACCGCTACAAAATCACCAGCACTAGGCGGGTTAGCGAACTCAATCGACTTGCCGGGCGGCAATACTTCAATCGCGCCAGGCTCCAACTGATCAAGAAGCTGGGCTCCTATAGGACTTTGAGCTTCAGGATCGCTATCTTGCACGAATGCCATAAAGCACGCTGACAGCTTATCTTTCATCAGCTGGGACGCGTCGTGATCGCTTATGTCCCTGAGCTTGAGCAATGCCGAAACACCAAACGGTACGCCAATCACCTGGCCCGGTCGGCGCACATCAAATACATGGCACATCTCACTAGCTTGGACAAAATCACTCGTAAGCGAAGTTGCCTTCCAGTCCATCTCCCCAGGATGAACACGTCGCAGCCAGTACCCCTCCAGCCTGCCGTCGTCCGCGTATTGCTTGCCAAACCTTATATTACTGCCATTATCCTTGCTAATATCTAGGTAATCTGGCTCTAGTATCTGCAGCTTTAGCGGTACCAGCCCTTGCTCTAACATTGATTGATCGTACCTTCTGCGCACTAGGCAGCTACCGCGTACCGCTGCAGTTCGCGCTATCAGCGCCTGCTTTGCGTATAGATTCCCCAGCTCATCCCAGTCGCATAATGTTGACTCGCTCCACTCACGCCATCCATCTCCATACTTTTTTGTGCTACCAATAGGCTTGCCGATAATCCCATCACCGACCCAGTTCGCAACCACAACACTTACCGCCTTAGACGCCCACGGGTCTGAATCAACCAGATCCTGGTGGCGGTTCACGATCCGCTGCAGGCTGCCCCTTAAATCTGCGTTGGGCCCGCGACCAGTAGCAATCCAATTATCAGTGCGCCGGCTTACCTTGGCTGCCTCAAACGCACGTAGATGCTCTACCGCTAAACGCCGCTGCGATTCTGCTAACGCCTCCCTAAGCTGCTGCTCAATCTTTTTTCCCATCACGCTCTCCCAAAGGCGCCATACATGCGAGCAGGCTTACGCGTTGTGCCCTCCAGCTCTGCGCTCATCCTTCGCTCTAACTCCAGCATCTCATCCAAATCACGGAAAATCACCACCCGACCATTGGCACGAATCTCTCGCGCACCCTCCGCCATTGCTGATCGCAAATCAGCAAGCTGCGCGCTTGTGTATCGAGGCTGGCTCATGCCCGCAGTCTAACGACTAAGCCAATTACCCTTTCTGCGCTGAACTGCTGCTGTTTCAGCTTTGCCAGTTGCCAGTTGTGCCGCCAGCTGGTCCCACATGGTTTGACGGTTGTAGCGGCGGCTTACTAGCTGGAGGGCGGCGTAGGCGTACCGGGTGCAGTCACCCGCCTCATCCCGCATTCCGGTCGGGCAGTCCCAGTGGTATTCCCGGCCGCGGCTGCCCTTCTTCGGCATGCGCTTCCACGGGAACAGCTCGGCCAAGAACTGATCGGTCGAGGCCTCGCCCAGGTGCAGATACCCAGGCCCAGGGATCTCGTTCCGCAACCGGCCCTGCAGGTGCGAGACGCTCGTTTCGTAGCCCACCCGATACAGCAGCAGGCCTTTTTTCTGCACCGGCTGATTCTTGCGATTGATGTCCACCGGCGTGCCGCGGCCCACCAGCGGCTTGCCTTTGGCGCCATCACCACGCACCGGCACCCACAGGCCGCCCTGCTTTCGGCACCAGTCCCTGATCTCCTGTGTCGAGTGGCCGCCTTCGTCGATGGCACCCATCGCCAGGGGCACCTCAGCGCCATCCTCCCTGCGCCACTTCGTCGCGGCGATCCGCTCCAGCTGCTCCAACGTTTCCTTCTGCTGCGGGTCGCCGTCAATCTCCCAGTGGCCCAGGTGCCAGCCTTCCTCGCCACGGCCCCAGCCCCACACCGTCACCACCACCCGCTCACCCACTGAGCCGCCGCCGCCCTGCACGTCCACCCCGGCGGTGATCAGCAGCACGCCATTGGGCACGGTCCCGGCCGGGTAGCCGTTGCCGCCCTCGATGTTCTTGCGCCGCTCCGCCAGGCCGTCGCAAGTGAGCTTGCCGGCGATGCTGTCTTCCCAGGGGATCCCCAGCACGGTGTTGTGGTAGGTCTGCATCGGGTCGGTATCACCCCGGCGCATTGCCTCCAGTGCTTCCTGGTACTCACTGATCAGCTTCGACCACACCGCCCCGGCGTGGTAGCTGTACGCCGCCCAGATGTACTGGCTCTCAACTGCCGGCTCACCCTCGGCCGTCAGCGCTTGCTGTGAGCGGTCCAGGCCCAGTGGGCAGGCCCAGCCGCCGTGGGCGTCCATCTCCCGCAGGGAGGTGTAGCGGATCGGCTCCTTGCAGTTCTCGCACTCGAAGGTGCCGGCGTCGGGGCCCTCCTTTGCCATCGCCTCCCACCGCAGCGGCTGGTAGTGGTTGCAGTGCGGACACGGCAGATGGCGGTACTGCTGATCACCACGCAGGAACCACTGATGGGTCTTGTCGTTTGGGAAGATCGGCGTGCCGCCGATGATCACCTTCGGATTCCAGGAGGTCTCTGTACGGCGGATGCCCAGCTTGATCTGGCAGCCCTCGTTGATTCGGTCGTAGGCAGACGGTTCCTCAAAGATCACCACCGGCCGTTCCTTGCGCCGGAATGACTTGCCGCTCTTGGCGTTCACGATGTCGATCAGTGCGCCATTCGTGAGCTTCTTCAGCAGGATGGTGTTGGTCGCCGTGCCGCGGGATTTCGACTCCGACAGCAACCCACCCAGGCAAGGCGTGTCAGCGAACAGGTCGCTGATGTCTTCCTTGCTGTACTCCTCCGCGTCCTTTTCGATCGGCTGCACCACCATCACCTTCGATGGTTTCCAGTGGGCGTAGTACTGCACCGCGCCGATCTTCACCGACTCCGACCAGCCGACACGGGCGGACTTCATGCACACGAAGATCGGCACCCGCCGCGAGGCGAAGGCGTAGAACCAGTAGGCCTGATAGGGCCGGGTGATCCATGGGCCCTTGCTGGCCGCGTTGCCCGTCACGTGGCCGTAGGTGTCGGCATACTCCACACCGCTGAGCACCGGCCTGGGGCGGAAACACTCCGCGATCCCTCCCGCCAGGGCTGGTACGTCGCGAGTGATCATTCCTCTTCCTCCTGATCCATGCGCCAGTCCGCCACGGCGGTGAGCACCTTGGCCACCAGTCGCTCGATCATTTCCTCGTCGCTGATTGACAGGTGCGGCAGCTGCTGCTTGATCTGCTTGGGCAGCGCCTCCAGCTGGTTCTTCAGGGTCAGGGCGATGGCCATCTGCGCCTGCTCCACGTCGGCCTTGTAGACCAGCTCGCCGGCTTTTTGGCGGCGGTCGAGTTCGGCGATCAGGCGTTTCTCGCGTTCGTGCCAGGCGCGTTCTTCGTTGTAGTTGGGAACCTCGCCAGGGTCGCCAGCGTCAGGATCATTGGGCGGGTGGCTGAGTGTGCGCGGCGCTGAGCTGGGGGTGGCGGTTTTGACCTTGGCCGCAGGCTGCTGCGCTTCGGCTTGGTACGGGGCCACCTTGGCCAGGTACTCGGCCACCAGCAGGCCCGCATCCACGCGCAATGGGTAGGCGCTCAGCACGCAGGGGCTTTCCTTCAGCGCCCCTTTCCGGCACAGCTTCTCCAGGTTCTGCCTTGAGCAGCTGCGGCCGGTTTCGCGGTGGATCAACTCAGCACCCTTCTCAGCGCTGAGTTCTTGGCTGGTTGCAACCGTCATGCAACCAGCGTAAGCCAGGGTTGCGGGCTACAGCAGCGCCAGCTGCCCGACACTGGAGCGCTGCCAGCCCAGCACCCTGCAGATTTTCCGCCAGCGCAGCTCGCTGAAGAACGGCTGGGAGCGGTACCAGCTCTCAACCTCGCTGTCGCGCTTGCTGTAGTTGCAGGATTCGCACGCAGGGATGATGTTGCCGATTGAATGCGGCCCACCCTTGCTGATCGGCACGACGTGCTCAATGTGCAGGTCGCCATCGGCGCCGCAGTATGCGCAACGGTGGCCGAACTCTGCAAACCTGGCGCGGATCTCTCGGCCCTTGACTTGAATCGCCACGCTGTCACGCATTTGTGCCTTGCGGCGCTTGGACTTTTGCCGCATGTAGGCAACGTAATCCGGGTCGGTTGCCATTTTGATGTGGTGCTTGCGTCTCTGATACTCTTTTTTCCACTCTTCTTCTGTGCCGCCGTTTTCGAGAAACTCGGCTTTTTCTGCGTTGAAAATATCCTGCGATTGCCTCTCCA